TCTTTTGCAATTACTGGATCACCTAGATACGATTCGAATCGTGCATACTTTCGTTTGAGCATTCTTGCCATTACGAAATTTTTTGTTGGAACTTTAAATACTCTAGAACCTGCAAACTTCTTTTTAATTCCAGGTTCTGCTTGATTGGGTAGATTTGGATTAGGAACACCAATACCAGCAATCGCACCACCGGCGACTGCATTTGTTGGTACTGCATCTTCTTTAATCTTCATTTGCAAACCTAAATGTTGTGTCTTTATTTCTTCTATTCATTGTATAGTTTGTTTGCAATCTAATTTCTGGATTTTGAAATGTCCAGCATTGCCCATTATCATCTAGAAACACCACCCATTCAATATGGTGTTCTTGACTTCTCTCTATCATAAAAAATGCCCATCCGCTTCCTTTTGGTGTCACCATCGGTATCGGTGGGTTCAACTGAATCATCATATAATATTATTCCTCAATACTTCTGCTATTCTCATATCAACTGGAATATCCGAAGAGTGAATATCTCTTCCTTTTATTCCTTTTACTACATTCGGCATATTATTTAGAAATAACAAATACGTTTTTAACGCTGAATAATCATCTTCAATAATTTTATAGAACAACATTCTTGTCGCAGGTTCAACTCCAAACACATTATATAAAACAATCAAATGATTTATTACAAGTCTCTCTTTTAACTCACCTTCTTTTCTATACCTACGAAAAAGCCTCTTCAAATAATTGAACTTCTTCATGTCTTCTCTAAACTCACTCATTATGCAATTAGGTTTGTCATATGCTTTAATTGCATACATGACAAAATTGTCACTTGTTAAATCATCAAAAGACATTATTTCTCAGATTCGCCTTCGACTCCTGAATTTAGCATCTCTTCTGCACCTTCTTCATCAGTCACTTCAGCGTAAAAATCGTAATAACCATCATCGGTTGGATAATACAGAATGTAAATATACTTATCTGTACCATCAATAGCTTCAACTATTTCTTCTCCTTCAGAACTTAAATCATATATTGGATGAAAATCTAAATTTTCAACCATGAGTATTTTTCTGACCAAAGTAATTCCAGTTTCTGGTGTGTAAACTGGATCTTCCAATACAACATTCAACATCAGATTCAACTTTTCAACAACCGAAGAGTCTAATGAAGATGAATCTACCGGCACATCACCGGTAGATTGCTCATAATCTTCTTTAATAAAGTTTTTAAAATTCATCAGCTATCTTTAAAAATCGTATCATCGGAAGCATCAACAATACCTTGAGTTCCGATAGTACCCATAGCAACAAGAGTTTCGACTTGCGTTCTACCTGCACGACCACCCATTGTTATCGTGATAGCAACGTTAGAGTTAGCAACTGTACCTACAACTGGAGAACGTTCGTAGTTACCACCACTATTGATTTGAATACCGGTGATTAACCCTGTTGTAGCATTTGCAACGATTTGTGCATTGGCTGCTGTTGTTCCTGTACCACCACCAGTAAATGTCAAATAAACTGTACCAGTAATCGAATCTGGTGAATAAGAATTCGCATTTGCAGTGAGTGATGCAATAGGACCTGTTCCTTTCATTACAGCAACCCAACCAGCATGTTGCGGTTTGACATTGCTTGTTTGTGCGACGGACTGTTCAGTAACGTCAACACCGAAGATACCGACAGTACCTTTGTATCCTGTTTGAAACGCGCCGATTTGTGTATTACCAAATACTGTCTCACCATTGGCGCTTGCTGCAATACCAGTAGAAATACCGGTAAATTTTGGTGCAGCATTAGCTGAATCTGATTTTGCCCAAAGTGACATTTAAAATCTCCTTATTTTTTATATTTATGAGTTTATACTTTTACGATTTGTGAAGAGAGTTCAGGTTCAGATTGAAAAGTTTCTGGCTTTTCTTTTTTATTATCTTTACCTTTTTTAGCTAAATCTTTTACCATACCTGCCGTCTTTGAAAGGCTTCTTTTAGCAGCAGTGTTCACTTTATCTTCAGCGTCTTCTGGCTCCATATTTTCTTTGATTCCAGCTTGTCTTTTCGCTGCGGCTTTAGCTAGTTCTTTAACCCTCTGCATAGGATCTTTTTTATTTTCTGAAGAAACTATTGTGGGATTCTTAAAAGGAACTTTTGGCTGACCAGATATGAAACGACCCTCATGTGCACCGGATGCTGTAGCTTGTTCGGTAGCCATTTTGATACCTTTTTGTCTACGAGCAATAATATTTTTAGCAAAACTTCCATATTCACCTTTTACATGAGGCTTTAATTCTTTAACTTCTGCTTTAGCCTTTTGAACATAAGATTTTTTTGTTTCTTGACTGATTTCATCAAGTTGTTCAACTTCTTCTTTTTTCATTCTTTCACGCTTTGCAGCAGCAGTTTCTTTGCCAGATTTAGTGAAACCATATTTTGCATATTTGCCGCTTGCAAGATCATGAGCATAAGTTCCTGGTGCAGCCGGTGCTTTAATATTCTTTCTGGGTGTCACAATAATTTCACTCTCTTTAATCTCAGCTTGCTTCAAAATGCCTTTCACTAAAGGAGCTTTTAATTGTTTGTGACGAGGAACGGAAATATGATGTTCAGCTTCAGAATGTGTGTATACATCATGGCTGCCTGATGATCTCGACAACTTCCATCCTTTTTTCTTCAAATGGGAATGAACTGCGCGAGTATCCATATTTGCACCAGGCATCTCATCGAGTTGTTCAACTTCTTCACTTACAGACTTCCAGCCACCACCTTTTGATTTGTACCACTTAGCAGCCCAACCATTTGCGTAAGCAGAAGGATACACATCAAATTTAGATTTAGCTAGTGCTTTTGCGCGGGACCACAATGCAGGATTTGTTGGTGCATTTTTTTCTTCGAGATATTCAACTTCTTCATTCATCGCAGATTTTGCTGCTTCAATAGAAGTGTAATATTTTTGTTTTTTGCCATTTTTATATAACGCAAATGCATCTTCACCATATTTTTCAATATGATTTTCACCTTTTTTGAATACAACTTCACCACCCGACTCTTTAATGTATTCTTCGTTCATTTCAGCAGTCATATAGTTTGCAACTGTAGAAATATAATCTTCAGCTAAAGTAATCTTAGACTGGCACCATTCAGGCAAATTAGTGTTTGGCTCTAGCATATCATGAAGACGTTGAGCATTATGCATGATACTACGAAGATCGGACATAGCCATATCACCTTCGTAGTCGTACTCGCCTCTATCTTCATCCTTGGATTCGGTGATGCCTCTCACCGAATCTGCAACTTTCGAAAATTTTTTCATACTTAGTCCTTCTTAGCCATTTTGGTAGCAGTAGCGTACATAACTTCTTTTGCTCTTTCACCATAACGCTGTTTGAATCCTTCAAGCCCCTTTTTCATAGACTTGACATATTTCTCGCGCTTTTCCATTTCACCTGAAGATAATGTGCGCTCATCAATTTGTTCGACTTCTTCTTTATTTAATTTACCGGTGCCTCTTACGACACCTCTGGAACCAGCACCAATACCCATTTTTTTAGTAGCTAATTCCATACCTGACCTTCTTTTGGCAAATCTAGCTTGATGAGGATCTCTCATTTTCTGGATTTCATCGGAAGCTTTTGAGAGAGCCTTGTGTACGGCAGGTGCGTTTGTTTTGGAAATAGGATTAGCACCTCTCATTCCTGGAGCACCCTTATTAGTATTTGCCATTAAACGTTTTACTTTTTGATGTTCTATACCTAACTTATTATCTTTGTCAAAGGCATCATACTGATCCTTTGCAGCAGCCTTTTTATAACGACTTAAAAGGTTTTTAGATAATTCATCTAATTGTTGATACTCTTCAGTTTGCATGAAGTTTTCGATATCTTCAATAGTAAATGTTTGTTCAACCGATTCTTGTTTTACAGCCTGAACTGCGGGCTTTGCAACTTCAGCTTTTGCTTTACCCTGAGATTTATCTTGTGCTTTCTTGATTTCAGCATTGAACTCATCTTGTGAAGCTTCTTCTTTGATTGGATGAAAACCCATCTCTGCATGTCTTTTTCTATTTTCTGGAGTATCAACGATAACTTTTTCTCTTCCAGATGTCTTATGAACAAGCATAACTGTTTTTTGTTTTTTCTTTACTGGACCTAAATCATCACTCTCGGCAATTTCAACTTCTTCTTTTTTCAAACCACCGCGAGCTTCAGCCGATTTAAGCATTGCGATACGATCACGATAACCACCGGTCCCTGACTTCATGTGCTTAGAGGCTTCCATCTCACCTTTAGTAGGATTCTTGATGTGCTTCATTGTAGTTTTAGCTTGATGACTTTGTGCTTCATCAACCTGCTCAACTTCTTCTTTCTTCATTCCAGGTTCTTTTTGTGGTGCGCTCCCTGCTTTACCTTTAACTAAAGTACCTTTAGCTTGACGAGCTAGGAATTTAGCAGCACGTTCATCATGACCAGGCATCAAACTTGTCATTGGAACTTTACCTTCAGGAGCCTTACGTTCATTTTCTGGATTGTCATAGCCTTTACCTTTGACAACTGCTTCCTTAACTGGCTTATGACCAGCACGAAGTTTGGATAGATCGCCAGCATCAATCTTGTGTTTTGGTTCACTCATCTTAGCAATAGCTTTCTGTTTTGATGAAAGTTCTGCTTCCATGACTTGTTTTACTGCCTCTGCTACTGATTTTAGAATCTTATCGTTATACATGGTTGCCCCTTTTTAAGTTTTTATCTAGTAACTTCTTCCCAGTCCATAGAACCATATATGTCTGCACCATTGGAACTTGCGGCTGCGACTAAGGTTAATTCATATGGAGTGTTTGTCAAACCGTTTCTTTCTAACTGAAATTTGAATAATGCTTCTTTTAGAATATCAATTGGTGCTGATGCTTGATTAGTTGATGCAGTAAAACCTGAAGCTAAAACTCTACCACCAGTAACCGATCCACCATCTATCTTATATTCTACCGCAGAATTATCTCCAGCACTCACCCATGTTCCACCACCAGAGGTATTCGCACCTGCTCTTACTTGCCAATTGTAATATGCATTTGAAATTCCCAAAATTGATAATGCTGTTAAAATAACAATCGCATCCAAACGATTAGGTGTTGTTTTTAATCTTATTGAAATAACAGGATAATATGTTCCTGCTGTGGGCAAATCTACTGGTGATGTAATTGGTACTTGAACTGCTTGTTGTGAGCCAAACAATTCATATCCTCCTTCAGACATTATAGAGGAACAAATCTGACTCAGTGTTGAATTACTTGTGGTTATACCTGTATTTTTTATTTCGATTCTTAAAGGTAATGATGCCGTTGTCATATAAGGCACAGTATTTCTATTATCATTGTGGAATATATGCACTGGTATCATTTTTCCATCCACAACAAAACCACAACGAACATCACCAACACCTAACCATTCAATGTCCATCCAAAAAATATTTGTTTTACTTACATCCAATCCATTAACGTGTTCGGGACCACCAATTTGTGTTGAATAACCAGTACCATCAAACTTATCAATATTCCAATTAGATTGTGACACTCTTGTTTCTGTGACTGTGCTTGAAGTATTTGACCTTAACACAAGATAATTTGTTGTGCCATCATTCTCTAAGTATATACCATTGCTTTGATTATAATAACCAATTCTCTGACGAAGATTTGCTTTTGGTGCATTCATCGTAACAGAATTCAAAATTAACAGAGATTTACCTGGCTGATATGAAAACACCTTTGTTGTTTCTCGAATCACCTCAGCATTTGCAGTTGTACCAATAGTCAAATCAATTGTACTTTGATTCTCTACAAAAGTAACCGAACTGTTACCTGCGGTGTTTGCCGATACCCATAAACCATTATCAGAAAATCTGTGTGAACTATCAAAGAGTGTAAATGGTTGTGAAAAACGTAAACGCCCGAATGCATCCACCATAGCACCAGATGGTGTTAGACTATCAGACAACATATTCACCTCATAACGGGTGAATACTTGCCCCGAGTCTATTTTATTTTTATCGGTCCTAAACTGTGCCATTTATCAGCAATTCCAACGGCGTAGAGCCTTGTTAATTGGGCTATCCGGGTCTCTCGCATTTTCTGGATTAGTCAAACGCTTTTTCATACCACCCATTCTTGAGCAGAAAGATTTGCGGCGTGATGCTCTCTTACCAGTTGGATTCTTTTCAGTGACAGCAGTTTTTAACTTAGAACCAGGATTCTCACGACGATATGCATTTACAGCCTTTTGTGAAAGACCATCAGTTCTATCAGCCTTGTTTACTTTTTGCCAATCTTCGTTGACTTCTTCTTTCACACAAGAACCTGGAGAGTATGGCTTTTTACCCGGTACTGGTTTATGCCCAGGCCAGCATCTCTCTGCGATAAAATCTTTATAGCGTTTCATAGGTAATTTCTCTTTTTAAATGTTGAAAGACTGATACCTTTCTTTTGTAACTCATCTGCTTTTTGATCACCTATGCTTGCACCTGTTTCATCACCAGTTAATTCTTTGATAGGTGTTACTTTACCTTTTTTATTAATCTTCTCACCCATATCGCGACCTAGACTTTCTCCAGCACCAGCCATCGAAAGCCCAGGCTCTATGCCTTTGTCGATTTCGTTGATTTTCTGTTTGAAGTTTTCTTTGATCTTTGTGAGGGTGATTTTGGTCTTTTTACCTGTTTCGGTGCCTCTGTCTTCACTACTTTCTTCGGTTCTTCCTTCTTCACTGGTTCCGTGACTTTCGGGGCAACCGCAATGCTCGGTGATGGTAATTCTTCCTTCTTCTCTTCGACTTTGGTCGATGGTGTGGGTAGAATCAATATTTTGTCCTGTGCCGCTCTTATTGCTCCATCCAATGGATGTGGTTCCGTCGTATTCTTTGGGCGAAACAAATTCTTCAGAAAATTGAACATTTAAGCTCTCCTTTAATTTAACCATGTAACCTTTTTCTGCTTTGACCACTTCACCGTTGTTTCGATGTGCATCTTTCGCAGCAGCATTCCTGAGTATATAGATTCTCGGTTTACCATTCAAAGCAATAAAAACCGATCCGTCATGTTTTACTTTTTTAATGCCAGTATACTCTTCACTAATCTTTCCTTTTCCATAATTGGAGACATTAATAGGTTCTCCTTTTCTTTCTGGATTAGGATCATGCCTACGTTTTGCGGAAACAGCAGATGCACGTTCTTTTTTACTTAATTGTGCTCTCTTTTCGTTAGACATACATTTTGGTTTAGCTTCACCAGGTTCTCTAGCACAAGGACCAATTGCTTCACCTTTACTATTGATTCTCTTCCATCCACCTTCTGGATGTTTCGGATTAAACCAATTTCTCAAATCTTCAAAAACTGGAACTTTTTTGCCTAGAGTTAATGCATCAAATGCTCTCGTATCTGAAAATTCATTTGTTTCTTCTTCTACTTCTTTCTCACCGTTACCTGTAAGCATACCAAAAGCTTGTTTCAATTCTTCTGGCGTATCAGCAGTAACACTAACAGTTATAGCTTCAAATAATTGTTCGAATTCATTATCCAAAGACTCTTTCATCTTCAATGGTTGTGAAGAAGCACTTACAGGTATACTTGCTGCCTTCTTTTCCATTTTCTGTTGTTGAACATGGGTTGGATCTTGTACCAATTTACCGTGGACAGAATGATGAGTAACTTTTCCGTTCTTACCGTAGCGCCCATAGCCGTAATATTGGAGACCTAGTTTTCTAGCCTCATCAGCAGCAGTATCTCCGTGAGGAGCAACCATCTCTGTGCCTTTTCTGGGAACACCTAAAGTGTCTTTCTTACTCAATTCACCAGCAATCCATTCTTTTGCTTTTGGATGTTCAGCAGGTTTTTTGACAAATTCTTGAACGCCTTTAAAAATGTCAAGCATTTCTTCTTTTTTTGCTTTTACAATTTCAGGTGATGCTGTACGCAAATCTTCTGAATTATCAAACTCACGATATTTGTCACCAAATATCTTTGCTAACTCAGGTCTTGCAGCTTGAACAGCATCCCATTTTTCTTTACGAATTTCTTCTGGAACAGTTCTACCACCTCTCTGACCACGTTCAATATTTCTCTGCTTCGATACTTCATCAGCAGTATTGACCATGACCATACCTGTTTCATATCCTAATTCTTCAAGTTCTTTCTTAATTCTAGCTATTTTCTTAGGATCATCACCTGTTCCATTGATAATAAGCCCGTTTCTACCAAGAAGAGCTAATTTTTGGCGTAATTCAGTAATATCTTTGGCGCGACCACGAACAACGTTTCTTAATTCTTTTTCCGATTCTGGCATTTTCTTATCAAGATTCTTTTTGTCCATCAAGAATTCAAGTGCTTTATCGGAGTTAATCTCGGTTAGCCCATGCCCAGCTAGTGTGTTATCAAGAACATAATCTTTACCAGAACCTGGACCACCAGCTAGAAACATTGCTTTGAAAATACCTTTGTCGTGAACACCTTCAGACAAAATGACTTGAATCATATTTTCAAAGTTTTCTTTAATACCCATACCTTTTCTAACATCCATCATCATTTCCCTTGCAATTTTATCTGAAACATTAGATGGAACACCTTGTTTGAATTTAGCAAAATCACTTTTGCTTGCTGCTTCTCTCATTTTAGATGCTGACATTCCCTCAACTCCTTCAGCATCAGGATCTCTTTCGCCAGCAGAATGTACTTGAATTTTCGTGAAATTGAAAAGACCATGAGGACCTTTTACGTTATTGTAACGATTCAATAAACGTTCATATTCTGAGGTTCTATCTGATCCACCGACCATATGAAGTTCAGTCACACCTTTTTTATACAAAGATGCTGCTTGTGCTAAAAAGTTTGGTTGTTCAGAAGAAGATACGGAAAAATTGACACCAGGAAAGAAAGCTTTAACGTACTTTAGCTTTTCTTTTGCACTAAGAGGGTTCTTTTTTGAGTCGTGAGAGTGTGATAGAACGATTAGATGATCGGCATCGTTCTCTTTTGCGATTGCTTTGACTTTTTCCACAAGTTTTGCATGACCTGTGGTTGGAGGATTCATTCTTCCGAATGCAAAAACGCACTTTTTCTGTGCTTTTTCAGCTAAAAAATCTTTAAATTTCATTTCCTGCCTCTACAGCAAGTAGTTTTATTTCTTATTTATCATTTTCACAAAGTCGGAGCAAACTCCATAATATTTTTCTAAAAGATATTTCTCTTTATCCCACACTTTTTCTGGCATGACAGTTATACATTTACCCATTGTTATTTTTCCTGGATATGCCCAAATATAACCTTTTGATGTCAATGTATAACTGTCTTTATCGTGCCAAAAGCAATGAAAATAATTCTCCATGCAAAAATTTAGTGCATCTATATTTTTACAGTGAACCCATAGTTTATCTTTTCTCTCTTCCAACCAACTTTTAGAAACACTATATTCTGGAGTATCATGTCCCAAATAAAATCCATTCTCATAAACACGAAAATCTACTTCGACAAAATAATTTCTTAAAGCCTTATCGATATAAGAAGGTTCATTTTCTTTCGTAGAATCAGGACCTTCAAGATTCCCGCGATGAGATATTAGAATCATTTTAGTACCTTATTCAGTCTAGTGAAATGTCTACCTCCATCAAAAGTAGTATTCAACCAAATATCAATCATCTTAGTAAACATATTTTCATCAACATATTTTGATGGAATTGCGAAGTGATTGGCACAATTGTGTTTTATTGCATATTCAGCAGTAAACTCATCAAAAGTCAAAGCGGAGATTAATCCTTCACAGTGATTTGCTGCGATATTAACACCCTGCCCAGACCTACAAAAAGAAATACCATAATCACAATCATTATTATTGATTAATCTAGCTGATTGACTTACATAATCAAAATAATCACATGGCTTATTTACATATGTTCCAACATCAATAACTGGTAAATTTCTATTTATCAGAAGCTTTTTAGCAATCTCTTTCATTTCATATCCAGAATGATCGCAAGCTAATGCAATAGGTTTTTCTCCAAATCTAGAGATAACTCTTTTACAGAAAAACTCAAATGTTTCTGGTGTCCCAAGAATATGCATTTTCTCTGTATTTTCAGCAGTAACATGTAGATTATCACGAATCATTAAATTGTACATTGGTGCAATATAGAATTCATTTTTGACCAACATATTCTTTTCGATGACTTCTCGCCCATACTTCAAAAACATTTTACCGCTTTTAAAGTAGTAGAGACCCACATTAGCTTCTTGTGATATGACTTCTTTTTCGACAACCCTGGTCACTTTTCCAAATTCATCTTTTTCTGTATAACTATGATCTGGGCTATTAGCCAAGAATGTTAAGAGAAAACCATCAGACTTTTCATCGATGGTTGCAGGATCAAACACAGGTTCAAAATAAACATCTGGTGTATAAATGAAGAGAGGTAAATCGTTATCAATATAGTTTTCAGCAAGAACACAGGTTTCAAGTGCTCCTCTAGTTACTTTGTCGACCACAAAGATTTGAATGTCGGATCCGAATTTCTTTTTTAAAATTCTATCAATACTGAAATTGTAGATATGATCCAATCTAACAATAAAAATTAGATTGCATTCTCTAGTATTGATCGATGATAATGACCAATCAATAACGTGTTTGTGTTTTGCTAAAATCAGAGGCTTGGGCATTGTATAGCCAGCATCCAAAAATCTCTGTGCTTTACCAGCAATAGGTAGTAACAAATTATACTTTTTCATTATATTTCCTAATCATATTCGAAGTAAAAATGCAGGCATTCTGAATCGCATCTTCTTCAGTTAAATTCATATAGTATAGAGAATACAGAACGCCGGCAGCAAACATATCACCCGCACCCAACACATTTGCATTTTTAACTATCATATTTTGCGGTATATTGTATGTATATTTGTTTTCTCTGCTTATATAATCACAACCATATTTTGTGTGAAAGAATACTCCTCTCTTAATATTACTGACTAGAAAATCTACATTCTGACAATCTTCATCAGAAACAAAGATGTAATCTAATAATTTAATTAGATCCTGATCCTTCATTTCTTTACCTTTACAGGTATCAGCAGTTAAAACTCCTTCTAAAAAAGGAATCATTTGTAAATTCTCAAGTTCATTAATATACATGAAATGGTGAACTCTAGAATTAAGTAGTTTGATTGGTGTGATTAAATGCTCGTTCAAACTTGCAACAGAACTTCGATTGTTTTTCGATCTTTCTATGAAAATATCAGCATATCCCAAAGTCATAGGTGATATTCCTATTTGCAAGCCATTATCAATCTCATTAAAGGCACGAACGGTATTCGCTATGCCTCCTAGATTCATTGTATTAAAATCGCCATCAAAGATATTATCTACAACTAATTGCCCATAAATTGCAAAATCAAACATCAAAACTTCTCTTTTTTATCTAATTCATAAACTCGATTCAAATGTTCTTTTAAATCGTAAGGAGGTATCATATCTTTAGTAGTAAGGTATTCATACAATTCAGATATTAAATTATTACCGCCATTGTTTTTCAAAACGATACAAATATTCTTCAATTCATTTACCGCATCAAATGGGCAAAACTTATATCCTATTAAAGACATCAATCCATAATCGAAAATATCATCACCAACAAAAAGAATTTCGTCTGAATTCACACCATACTCCTGACATATTTCATTCAAGTAATCTGCTTTGTCGGTGTGAGTTCCATTCTGACGATTGACTATAACATCAATCTTTCTATTTTCTGCGATTGAAACATTAAAAGGATCACCAGTTAAGAATATGACATTAATTCCTTGTGCTCTAAATCTCTTAATTGCAGTCCAATCTTTATCACAAAAAGTTTTTAATCTGACAGTTCCATCTCTATCATAATACTTCTTACCATCAGTTAAAACTCCATCAACATCAAGAATTATCAGTTTTATCATTTAATTTAAACTTTCTAAAAGTCACTTGTCTATCGACAAAATTAGATTTTCTGCCATAATGTTTCTCAAGAATTTCTGGATATCTTCTAAACAAATAATCGTTCATTTCATTCATTGCAGCAGTCTTATCATAATAACTGTCTCTAAATGGTTGATGAATCATTGCAGAGTGAATGACATATGCGGGCTGTTGGAACAAATCGTAAAAGGTTTTATCGATACCCCATGCTATTTCTAGATTCCAGTGCCCAATAAACTCCATCAAAAATTTAAACAAATCTAATCTAAAGAAGCACGACCCCATCTCAATAAAATTTGTCTCAGAAAAATCACACGCTGGGTCATTGAATAGTGGCTCATAAATTAAACTAGAATCGTGAGGCATCGATAGTTGCCAATATCCGAAGTTGTATGCTTGTGCATATTTTAATCCAGTATTGAAGTCTTGATATCCAGTAATCAAATCGTCATCAACACAACCGATATACTTGAATCGTTCAATATCAATAATATCTTTGACCTTCTGCATCAACTGCCACTTATGCCCTTTAATGTGAACAATATGATCATATGATCCTGGCTCAGGTTCAAAATCGTTATAAACAATAACGAGAGTTTCATAATCTCTCTCATTATGTACCCATCGCCAATGATCTTCATGTTTCCATCTTGAATCTTTTGGAATGTACATTCCAGCGGGGCACACTATCAAATTATTAGCCATATTTTGCCTTCACGAAAGGGTGTTTCTTTGGGTGTTCTGGAACATTAGGTCTACATAAAGTATAAAAATCATTCACATTACTAATATGATTTTGATTACTCATGAAACTAATATTTTCTGGACCGATTCTTGGAACTAAGAAATTTAGTATACCGTGTGTATCCGGATACATTGTGCCTCTGGGCCATCCATATGTTTCTCTCATAGCCCATTTAACCTGATCGCTAAATTTGTGATTCCAAATATAGAAACAATCACAAACAAATCTATGCGATTGCCACCACATCGGGTCTTCCGGAAAAAATATATTAACTTTGGTGAAATCAATTGGAAAAGTAGTAATCTTTTGATGAAAGAGAATATCAAACCTGGTGAAAACCACCAAGTCTAAATCCTCTCCATCAAAAGCATTATGCAGAGCAGATTTAGCAGTAAATGCATCCGAACCTTCAAGTTGGCTAAAAATAACTTTTCTAGGATTTACATAAGACCAAAAGTCTTCTTCGGCCTTTTTATCTTCCATCCTATAGGTGGAGGCATAAATCACAGCTTCGTTTTTCAAATCAACGAAAGGTTGAATCACATTTTCTTTTATGTTTTCCCAACAATCACGAAAGTCTCTGTAGTAGCCAGTTTTTTTGTCTAGACCATGGGAGATTCCATAAAAACCAAAACCTATTCTCATTTTTCAATACTAAATTCAGGAAAATATTTAACAAAAACGTCTTTCTTTCCAACTCTATATGTTTGAACTTTTCTTTTCATTTCACCATAAAAGTTCCATGCAAGAGGAATAAAGCATATTGTATCAAAATATTTGAAATTGTCAAGATGATTCATACCATAGATGGGCACAGAACTTCCGGGTGTAAACAATCCTTGTTTCAAAGGATTTTCATCGATGATAAAGTCCAGAGAAGTTTCTGCTGCATTTAGTAGAGTGTTTCCTTTTGCTGGAGCACCTAAGCCAACAGTAGTAATTCCTTGTTCTTTCATTTCCTGAACAATATTCTTAAATTTCTTCAATATATCGTTACATCGTTCATAATATTGAACATATGTTTCTGGAAAATAAAGACCAGATTTAGTTTCCAATGCAATTAGATTCTCGATAGTTTTTGGTGCTTTTGAAAACTTAGAGATGATGAAAATGTAACTTGTTCCATGCACAGGAGATTTTACAACATCAACTAAATGTAAATCTGCACGTTTACAAAGAGCATCAATAGATTTGATATTATAGAAAGACAAATGCTCATGGTAAATCGTATCGAACTCGCCATTTAAAATCATATCAGATTGAGATGTGGTTGCAAAAAGTAAACTATCTTTATGCATTACATTACGAATATTTTGCAACAACTCTAATTGATCATAATTATGTGCGAATGCATTTTGACAAACAATCACATCAAAACTTTGGCTAAACTCTTTACCTGTGAAGTAACCACAAACAACCTCATGTCTCTGAGAAGATGTTGCATAAAGATTTTCAGCAGGATCCACACCATAAGTTTGTGCTCCCTGATCCTGAAAATAGTTTAACTGACTTCCATCATTACAGCCAATATCTAAAACTGTGCGAGGTTTGGTTCCAAATTTTTCAGCAGTGAATTGTGAAAACCAATCAAAATATTCCAATTGAGATTTGGCTGTACCGGAAACATACAAATAATCCTTAAACATCAAATCAGGATTAACTCGATGCGTCAATTGGACATGGTAACAGTTATCACACCGAACAATTGCTAGAGGATAAGTTTCCTGAACTTCATCTCGACTTTTCTTATAAGAGTTTGCAAGGGGCTGTTCTTTTAAATCCAAAACAGGAATTAAAGTGTCGTGCCCACATGCAATACAATTACTAATTGCTTCTACATTAACCATCTGTCATTCTCCAAATACCAATCACTCACCTGTTTAATTCTTTGAGAGAAGGCAACTTTAGGTTCCCATCCGAGACTTCTCATCAATTCACCATCAAGTGCATAACGCAAATCATGCCCTGGTCTACTCGAATGAAAATCTACCATTTCATAAATCAAATCTTTTCCTTGTGCTTTAGCAACAAGTTTAGCAAGCGTTAGATTATCAACTTCTTCTTTACCAACAATATTAAACTTAGGGCATCTTGCATTACCATAATCCATTTCTGGAACTGGCTTGTTTTTGACCAAGAATAAAAGTGCATCTGCAACATCTGCGGCATGAATATAGAATCGACTGCCTGCTTGAGTTTTAGTATGATCTGAATGAATAAAGATTTTTTCACCTTTACGCACCCGATCAATACACAAAGGAATAAATTTCTCTGGTGTTTGTCTCTCACCAAATACATTCATTGTATGTGTAATCATCATTGGAAGTTTATATGTGTTTTCATATGCAACACACAATTCTTCAGCAGCAGCTTTTGATGCAGAGTATGGATTCGTAGAATTATACCTATCACGCTCTTTGTATGCAACACCAGGAGGTGCAACACCAAAGATTTCGTCGGTACTGAAATACAGGAAAGTTTCTAACTGATATGGAAGTTTTCTTGCAAACTCAAGAAGATGAGCAGTACCGATAGTGTTATCGAAAATAAATTCCATCGGATGGGTGATCGACCTATCTACATGCGAAGATGCAGCCAAATGAAGAATCACATCAATATTTCCGTGTTTATGGAGAAAGTTTTGCGTGATAGGATTAATCTCTGCTTTCAAATCATGAAAGACTACATTAACTCTCTTCTGAACTTCTCTATCATAACTCTCCAAAACTTCATGTAGACGATTTAAATTGCCAGAATAATCTAGCCGGTCAATCGTTGTAATTTTCCAATCTGTGACTCGAATCAAAAGATCAATAACATGGTGTGCAATGAAGCCTGCACCACCAGTAATCAAAACATGTTTACTCATTAATAATTGCTCCTGTAGGTGCTATAACACCTTCTAATCCAATAGGTTGAATTTGTACCCATTTAAATTTATTTAAATGTTTGTAATAAGAATGCTCAACATCAATATCATATTCCAAACAATCATTAAAAATAATAGGCAGCTTAGATTGAAATGTATCAAACAAAGAAGCATCCATGTGCCAAAGTCTCAATTCGAAAATTGTATCGACACCCGCTCTCTCTTGTTTGTCTTTTGTCATCCAAGAATTTACCGTGGGAAGAAACACAAATGAGTCTTTAAAATCATCTTGATTTAATACAAAATTATCATTTAACTTGTATCTTCCAGACATCTTATAGTATCGTTTAGTTTCAATTTTATTTTTTGAATACCAATCGAGTGCAATGATAAAACTCAATGTTTCAGCGAGACTCCTCAAACCAACACTCGAAAAGTGTTTGATTTGAGGATTTGATCCCACATACAAAAAATGTACACCCATAAGACCTAGTTGTCCAACATATTCTGATAAAGGCATATCATAAGAAGCATCGAACATAATAATCTTGTTGTTTGGGCAATACTTTTGTATTGATTTTACGGTTTCTACCGTCTGTTCAAATCTTTGATGATTATTAAAAACAGATAACTGCTTAACATTTAAAGCAGAACTAACAAAAAACACACCATCAACCATATTTCGCCTCAATAACTTTTCGCCATTCTGGTACTCTATCATACTGATGAACGATTGTAAACTCTTTTCCAGTCGAAGTAGTAACTTTACCTTCGACCATCTTAGGTTCTGCTTCTAAAAGAAAAGGTCTAAACTGTTCTATTTTAGATGGGTCTGCTGTTGTACCTAATTGTGCTGCCCAACCATCTTCAGAATTCATATATTTGCAAGTGTGCGTATATGGTGTCATAGAAATCATAAAATTAAATGTAGATTGGTCGCAAATAGGAATTGGGCGATTGATTGCTGCGGTAAAGATATTGATAATCAAATCGCGCATTTGTGTGGCACGACCAGCTAGAACGCCGACGTTGTAGATAGTGTTGTTTTTATATTTTTCGTGAATGTAGGGACCATAAGTCTCTAAAAGATTCTGATTGCCCCAAGGCTCGTCTTTATACTTCATGCTTTCAGAAGCAAAGACTAAACCTTTATCACCTAAATTGTTTTCTAGCCAATCGATGGGATTTTGTTGGAATACAACATCTTTGACATCGGTTGTAATAACATAACGATAATCGTTCCTACAGAGATGATCGTAAATGTGAATAAATCTTTCTACATGAACAGGAATTCTTCCAGGCTCATATTTAAGATTTCCTTGTTCGTCTTGACCGAATCCAATGACTTTAAATCCCGCTTCAATTACTTTTCTTGCAGATTCGTTATCGCAGTTCATTAGAATGAGAACTTTCTCACCTTCAAAACCGCATTTATTGATAGAGTTAACCCAATACTTTAGGGTTTCCCATGTGTAATTATTCGCACATCCTATAATCAAATCTTTCATAATATAGCTCCTTCATTTTATATAGTACGTTTATTGGCCTGGTGTGTCCTTTTTATACTTCTTTACCAGGTGTTTTGTGCCCCATTGCCCTGCTCCTGCTACAGGTAAGATATCAGGATTTGGCGACTTCTTTTCTTCACTGACACTTTTATGTAGTTTAACTCCAGTAACTTTCTGAACTAGATCCCATGCTTCTTTATGTCTTTTATTTTTAACATGATCATCGAAAGATTTCTTTTGATTTTCATTAGCATGTTTTTTAAATTTAATTAGTTCCATAATACCTATATTACCAGCATATGCTGCTTCATGTAACACTTCAAATTGCTTAAAGTTATACATTACTTACTCCAGTTTTTCTGTGCAGTGAAGTTTAGATGGCTGAATTCTAGTCTATCAACTAACTTAACTGCATTTCCTTTTAGTTTATCTACCGCAACGAAACCTTCTGGATTAGTAATTTTATATCCATCATCGGTTTGAACAAAAGTATTTGTCACTTGTTTTATTTGTTGAAGTTTTTTAATAATCATATTTTTAGCATCAACTAATAGATTTTGTAATGTGAATATTGCAACCAAATCGGAGTTGTTTCCTCTATAGAATCTCACCAATTCGTTTTTTTCTGCCATTCTCTTTTCTTTTGTGTCTTTCTTTTTAGCAGATAAAATTTCTTTATTCAGTTTATCTTCAACCCATTTAGTCAACTCAACAGCGTGTGATACTGGGTTAGTAATTTTTTGCCCTGAACGAACTTTGGTGTTGTTAAATGTTTTAATTTGAGTTTGTATAATGTCTGATGCAGCGATACGATTCATTGATAATGAATTGATTCTAGAAAATACGGTACCTGCTTGAGATAGAATAGATGTAATTTGTTTAGTTTCTTCTTTGGTAAAAGTTACTGTACCTGAGGCATCAATAAAATATGCATCCCTGAACCAAACATCTTTTGTTTTCTTTAAATTGTTTATGTCGATATTAAATGATGCCTTCAATGATGCTATAGTTTTACCTGTATATGAAGTATGAAATACAATACCCATCTTAGCTGCTTTCATCGATTTAGCCAATTTGCTTTCGACTGGTACAGCATAGACAATCGTATTAGGTTTAAATGTCAAATACATTTGCCCATCTATTTCTTTTTCTGCTTCTCCTAAATCATCTTCACCAAACATCATATCACCTTGAAGAATACCATCGATACCCAATTTAGGAAGATAGGTGAGTGCTGTCTTGAGTTTTTTATTCAAGCCTTCACCTGGATGATTTCTGTCGATGTCTTCATCAGTATAATTTAGTTTTGCATCAACATTGAAAATGCCTTTAGTTGCAACGAAGAATTTTCCATTTTCTGGATTAACACCCGCGAAGACTGCTGGCGCACCATCCCATTTTGTTGTGACATTTACTTTCGAATCTGCATTACCTGCAAGCATGTCTCTTAAAGATCGCAAAAAATTAATCGCATCCCTTGCACCAGGAACACCGCGATTGATTACTTCATCTTCGATATGTTCTAGATGAACATTCTTTCCTTCCTTCGAAGACTCAACTATAAAATCTTTGAAGTTCATATTTCTTCAGCCTTAGAACCAATTAATTTTTTCGGCATAATTAAAACCCTAACACTTTTATAGGTTACTCCATCTACTTCATAATTTCTTCCTGAAGAATAACGAGCACCTATAATAGTTGTGTATCCGTTCTTCATGAATTCTGAAACATCTGGGTTGTAGCTTGCGTGTGCGGTAAAATCTAATTTGTGTGCATTTCCAACAACAGACATTCTAACATCACCTTGACCTATTAGATGAATGTTATCTATTCCAAATCTAGTTTCACCGAACTGAGGACCGTATATAGACTTACCTATTAATTTTCTATCCTTAACTACTGCATAGAATCTTTTTTTAGCTCCGACAATAGTATTGTGATAGCCACTCAATTTTCTCAAAAAATCAACCACATTCTTGTCTTTTGAGATAGAACCTGTCTTTTGGCCGTCAGCTTTCGGAGTAATACCGCTATATTGTTGAAAGCCTCCAGCATCGGATCCCATTTTATGAGATATGAAACATACATCTTCGAACTTCTTGGTCTTAGCATTAAATGTAACTAGAGCAATATCAGCCTTAGGAGTGCCTTCTACTTTATTTGCCCCGTAAATATTTTTAAATGTATGTCGCCCAGCTTTCACAGTAATTGGAGATCCTATTTTCATAATATACCCATTAATTTGTTCTAAAACTGCTAGTTCACCTCTTTCTGTAGGAGAAGGAGAATTTAAAACATAAGATTTATCTAGTGTACTATGTTTAAATAACAGTCCGTGAACTTTTAACGATCCGGGCATAAAGACTCCAATAGTTTATTGGGTATTTATACTTTTACTCCTCCAAATTTAGATCCAAAGTCTTTTCTATCTCTATTTCCAAATGTATTGATGGGCTTATCATCATCCATTCCAGAGTCAATCAAGTCTTGTGCATTAGATTCTACATCATACAGTCTCATTTTAGCCCTGTCAACTCCAATGACAAATTTCTTATTGACACCTGGATCATTGTATCGATTTTTCAACTGTTTGACCATCATCTGCCCAAGTTGTTGCAATTCCTCTGTGCTGATAAGTGCAAACATGAAGTCAGCCGTCGCTGGAAGACCAAATGATTCACTAGTATCTTCTAGCCCAACGTCAGAGTTACTGAAGCCAGATCGAGTTGTTTGTGTAGCAGAAACGATTGGAACACCAAACTCTACAGCAAGACCACGAAGTTCTTCAGCAATTGATTTGATATAGGTATAAGAATTGACACTGCTTCCCATCTTCAGCCGACTGGAACAACAGATATTCAAATAGTCAATAAAGATAATCTTTGGTCTGAAATTCTTCTTCAATTGAAGTTCATTTAACAATGAACGGAAATGTAATGCACTAGCTGATGCAGTCGGATATTCTTTGATAATAAGTTTACCTTGAGTTTTACTTTGGAGTGCAGAAAATCTTTTGGTGTAATCTTCTTTAGGAATTACATGCAAATCGTTAATGCTGATGTTCAATAGGTTTGCATCGATTCTTTCTGCAATTTTTTCTTCAGCCATCTCCATTGTGATATACAAAACATCATAACCCTGAGAAATACACGATGCAGCAACATGACACATGAAGAGAGACTTACCAACACCAGTCCCAGCAAGAGCAATATTGAGTGTTTTGTTAGGTAGCCCACCTTTTGTAATCTTGTTAAAGTAATCCAAGTCGAACGGAATTCGTTCTTCTTTTTGATGGTAGAATTCAAAACGTCTTTCATAGTCGTTAATATAGTCATGCCCAACATTGTTATCGAAAGAAACACCCAGTGCATCGGAAAGAATCTTGGGAATTTCACCTTTTGATTTATTAGTTTTCTTATCATCAAGAATACTAACTGATTCCATGATTGCATTATACAATGCTCGATCTTGGCAAAACTTTTCAGTTTGTTCAGTTAGCCACTGAGTTTCTGTAGGTTCATCTTTGTGCTTGTGAATCTCATTTACAAGATCCACACAACTCCTCACCTGCTCTTCAGTTAAAGTTTTAGATTCTACAAAATTAATTACCAACGCTTCTTTCGTTGGCATCGTTTTGTATTTCTCAATGAAGTCTTTTACTTCTTTGAAAATATATTTTTCTGTAGAGTCGGAAAAATATTCATGATTGATGAAAGGCATAACCTTTCGAGTGTATTCTTCATTATAGATCAGATTTTTCAGAATAGAATGTTCGAGGCGATTCAAAATTACCTTCCATTAAAATAATTTCAGAGAGAATGTCACCAAGCATTGTAACAAAATTTTCGTCTTTTTCCAAGTCCATTTTGTTAAGATTACCAGAGTCAACGACCATATATCCAAATCGAAGTGTAGCTAGGTAACCTTGCTCTTCTACAGCAGCATTCGTATAATAATATAAAACACCAGCATAAGGACCTTTAAGAATCCTTATGCCAGTTAAATCAGTATCGGGAAAATCGTGAAACTGAAAGTCTTCATCAAGCTTCAGTTTCTTGGGCTTCTTCCAAAACTGAAGCATTTCCCATAATGTTTCCGTAAGCGATTTCATATTTCTTTCTCACATATTCTTTAAACTCTGGATTATTTAACATTTCTTTCCAGAATTCTTCGGTCTGTGTTGCATCGAATCTATATTTCTTGTCAGAAATTTCACCTGTTTCTTTGTTAACTTTGGAATACCACCCATTACTTGGCTTAATTACAAAGTCACCTTCAAGTGCTACATCCAGGAGCCCGGAGTATTTTTGAATACCACCTTCGAACGAAACAGAGATAGGAATTTTTGATTTTTCTTTGACATAGCGAGATTTCTCCACATTAATAATAAAGTTATAACCAGTAATTTCAGTGCCATCTTTTTCTTGTTGGCGACCGAGAATGAAAATGTTGTCTGCTGAATAATATGAACCTGTACCACCACCAACAATATCTTTCGGAAACATACCAATTTCTTTGTAAGTGTGATTCACTACAACCATTGGAATATCTTTCAGTGTAAGGTGGGGAGTGACCATGCGAAACAAACTTTTAACTTGTTTCGCTCTGCTCATATCAGCAACAGACTTTTGGTCCAGTGCATCTTCAACTTCTTTCTTTGAAGCAAGATTACCAATCGAATCGACGATAATCATCACACGTTCACCCCGTTCAATTGTTTCCAATTGTTTCATGATATCAAACTTTAATTGTTCAATATCGGTAATGGGTGTGTGAAGGACTCGTTCAGTATTGATGCTGAATGTATTAAAGTAAGACTGAGGAGTACCAAACTCAGAGTCATAAAACAATAGAACAGAATCTTCATATTTCTCCATGTACGATTTAGCCATTAAAAGACTAAATGCTGATTTAAAATGTTTAGAAGGACCAGCCCACATAGTTAAACCTGGAGTAAGACCGCCATCCAGTCTACCGCTCAATGCTACATTTACCATAGGGATTCCCGTAGGAATCATATCTTTCTCATTAAAGAATTTCGATTTCGAAAGAATCGATGCATCTTTAATTGTAGAATTCTTTTTGATTTTATCCAATAAACTCATAATATTTCCTTAGAAAAAGCTATCTAATGAATTTGTTTTTTCTGCTGACCAACCGATACAATCTAGAATAATTTTGATTGGCTCAAGAAACGACTTCTCAAATTGTAAATCATAATCAACGTAATTGTCAAGACCAAACTCTGAAGGCAATCTATTGGGATACGAAATAACTGTATCATCAATAGGATTAGGCTTCTTTAGATATGTGAATTTTAATTTCTCACCTTCTTGAATAAGAGGATATTTTTTAGAAAGACCTTTCTTATTCAACATATGGTTATAAAGAAGCGCACCCTTTACATGAATCGGAGTTCCTTTAGTATATATGGACTGTCTGTCTGAATATTTGTCTAGACCATTGACTGAACGAGGAAAAGATATCTCTTCAGGAGGCAATTTATCGAATTCTTTTTTGAAGTTCTCAATAAATTTCTGAACAGAATCTTCGTTTGATGTTACTGTCAACTTAATTACTTCTTTCATCCTCTCACGAATAGCAGAGGGTGTAGAAGATTTAACCATCTCTAGACCCATGACTTTCATTTGAGGTTCTTTGTATTGAACGCCTTCATTATTATAAACATTCAGAATATAACGCTTCTTTGCAGTCCAGATACCTTTATCGGAAAGACCTTCACGTTTCATTTGCATTTTTTGAGCGTATGCATGAGCATAGTCAGCAAGTTCAGAGTAACTCTTATCAATAAACGGTTGAAATTTATCCTCACAGACACGATCCATGAAGGAGACAATTTTCTCAGTCTCTTTCTTTTCAGAAAAAACTTTGTTAACAAGTTCACCAAGGCGCAAATAAATCGAGTCTGTATCCGAAGCAATGACATAATCGACACCATCAGTTTTCAAAAGTGAGTTCATATATTGATTTAGTCGATTCTCAATCCAACGAATTGACAACTGCCCAGCCATTGTAACTGCAAGTGCTTGCCTCAAATCGAAGAAACGGAAATATTGTGAACCCATCGCACCATAAGCGGAGTTCAGAGAAACTTTTTTAGCAAGTTGCAGATTATCATAACGAGCAATACGCTTTTTGATTTCTACTTTCTTACCTGCATCTTTCTCATTTTCATATTCTTGTTTTGCTTGAAGCATCATCTTCTTAAACTTCTTGCGATCTTCATACATATCTTCAAGCATCTTTGGCAAGAAACCTTGTTTGTCTGTACGGAAGAATTGCCCATTGGGTGTCAAAGTAACACCACTCAAAGAATCTGTATTGATTTCTTTGTTCAGAAGTTTTTCAACAGTAACACCACGACTAATGATATCAAACATCTCCTGATCATAATCTTTAGGATCAATCAAAGTCTCTGGTGAGATGTTGTATTGCATCATCAAGTGTGGGTACAGACTATTCAAATCGAACGATGCAACCCAATTGTGCATACCGATTTGAGGTTCTTTAACATATGCACCTTCGAAACGTTCATCTTTTTCACTGATTTCTCTGGGTGGTACTACAATACCCTTTTCAATTAGGTTATTATAAATCAGAGCATCCCACATTCTTGTCTGAGCAAAAATGTCATCATAGTTCGATTTCGTATCATATGCGAGAGTCAGACCCAATTCGATAAGTTTTAGTTTATCTTCAAGTTTCTCAATTAGTTCAACGTCTTTAATATTATACTCGATGAATTTTTGATAGTTCAATCGATACAACTGGTGAAGATTATCATACTCATCATACGACAATTTACTTTCACCAAGTTCAACGTTTGCAATATTGTCCAAACGATAATTCTCCTGTGACTTACCACCAGGAGCGTACCATTTGTATAGTTCAATGTAATCGAGAGAACTCACACCTAGAATTTCATATGCTGTTAACTCTCGCCCTTTGATATTGGTATTTCTTTCGTTGACCATATTCCAAGGTGAAAGCTTCTTCATTTCATCTTCACCAAGAAGTTTAGTGAAGCGATTGATGAGATATGGAATATCGAAGAACTTTGTATTCCAGCCTGTGATTACATCAGGATAATCTTCTACCCAATCTTTGAGAAAGCTTTTACATAGGGTCCATTCATCAGCACATTTAATATAGGATACATTACTTTGTTGATTATGAAATTCTTGGCAGCCATAGACTTTCATTTCTCCATTGAGTTTTTTGATTGAGATTGCTGTAATTGGCTCATTTGCTTTGTATGGGTCAGGAAAGCCATTTTCCGAACCGACTTCGATGTCGATAACTGCAATGTTAATTTTCGACTGATCCCATTCGACCATTCCTTTGAATTCATCAGCAATAAAGGCGTATTCATAACGTGTGTTTCCATAAATTTTAAAATTGTCAACTTCATCATATCGTTTGATAAAATCTCTACATTCTCGAATAGAATCAAATTTGACTTCTTCGAGAGGTTGATCATGAAGAGTTTTCCAAAGATTATTTTTCTTTG